GACCATAAGACGTATTAGGAATTTTAGCGCGGAATTTCAAACCGACATCGTCCACGTCCAGTTTCAGGCTGCCCGCGGAAGAGCGAGCGATGATGTGGTCGGCGTTGTGGTTGAATAGTGCCCTGACATCTGAAGTGTCCGTATTTTTTAAAGCGTCTTTGTGAATGGACTCACGGAATCCGCCGAGATCTTCGCTCCAAGTATCGAACTTAAGCGCATATCCTTCAATGTGCTGGTCGCCTGATTCAGAATCCCTGAATTCAATATTTTCAGCCATACTCCTGACTTCTTTATTCATCATTATCACCTCCCGTCACAGACTCGCTCTGCTTAAGTCTATTATCCATCATACGTTGAATTTGGTACGTATCCACAAGCTCAGCGTTAACTAAGTTTAACGATACTCTGTGTTTGTCACCATAATCAGCCTTGACTGGTGGCTCACCGATTTTCTTACGATATTCATTCAGCGTAATGACCCCATCATTATACTGACTGCTAATCGTCGCCGTGTATGCCTCCCAATCCACTTTTCGATACGTCTCCGTGTCAAAATCTAAATTCCTTTGTGAATTTGCGAACAATTTAAATTCAAACGCAGACGTGATGCCTTTCATATATGTGGACAAGGTCGATTGCAAGTAATCCGCCATACTGTCTTTCAAACTCATATTCGATGTTTCGATGCCGAATTTATGGAGTGGTATACCAAACACCTTCGCCACCTGTGCAGTGGAGTGCTGCGATGTATTAATCAGTTTTAATATTTCTGTATCAATTTCAAAGGATTCATAATCCATCGTTTCATCTAAAACTAAAACTTTCCCCGCATTATTCGCGCCGCTATTCGCTTCCTGAAACTTCTCACGCATTTTCTCGCGGGCTTCCGCGGACAGCTGACCGTTTTTCAACTTCAGTAATCCACCGGCCTGTGTGCCATTTTTGAAAAAGTTTGCAAAGAAGTTTTTACTGTGACGTTGCATTTCCAAGTCCGGTGTTAAACTATCCAGGATAGATAAACCATTGACACCGTCCAAAGAGTACGGCTTGTAGTCAATCACGTCCTCATATCTAATGACGCGTTCATTTTTATGCAAATAGTAAACTGTATTTCTATTTTTCTTCAGCTGCAATTCACTGGTTTTCAAATGGTAGAGCTCTTTCGGCTGATGATTCTTATCCCTGACAATTTCCACATAACCATGTTTGGTCAACAAAGCATTTGCAAAGACAATCAATTTAAATGTATACCCATCATAAATCGGATTTGGCTTTTTATTGAGTAGCATTTCCACGGGATGATCGGCGTCATGTACGTTATGATATTTAACATTGATGTTCATTTTGGCAAGGTCCGATGCAATCATCATGATTGCCGTGAAGATGTCCGAATTTTTCAAAGCGGCATCCATCGTATATTCGTGATGACCGATTCCAGTGAAGCCCGGCAAAGTACTCATGAGATACTCCGCTTCTTCTTCGTTATGTGGATATCCCCGATTAAAAAATAACCCCATTTAATTACCTCCTTCCAGTCGCTTGTGATTGTTCATGATTAATGATTAATCCGACGATTACAACTGTAATACCAGTCGCCAACAATCCGATATCTGTTTCAAAGATTAAATATACAGATATATTAATTAGCGCCAATCCAGCAACAAATAATATCGTCGCCAGATTCAGTACCAACAAACCCAATAAACTTGTTTTTTTATTCATGTGTGTGTCACTCCTAGAACCCGAAATCAGAGCTCATAATATAATTTTCCAAATTCTTGTTAGCGTCATAATGCATAGCCTGAGTGAACGCCGTCACTAGCGCGACAATCGGATCGATCTTCTCCCGATTCTTCTTCTTGTCCAATATGATATTGCCGTTGTTATCATATTTCACAATCGCATTATTAATTGCAATGTCCAGATTCGGATTGCCATCATGGATGACCTTCTTTTCGAAGACGTCCAATTTGAATTGCTTCAACGGTTCGCTTAAATTTTTGTAGCCTTGACCGACTTCAATCAGTGGATAATGGTAATCTTCAAATCGAACCAGTATGTTTGCGGCAGCGTATGGATCGTACATGATACTCTGTACGTCCAGTTGATTCGATTCAATGTAATCAATCAACCAATCAAACACTTGAGTGTCGTTTATAATGCCACTGTCCGTGTCTGTCAGCGTCGCTTTATCGGTTCTGACCAATTGCTCATAGTTAATCTTATCGCGCTCAGATTTCGCCTGTAGGCCGCCTTTATGACCGACGAACACATGACTGTCTACAAAATACTTTTCGTTTTCCAACGGGTAGATGAACCCGATTGCCGTCAAGTCATCACGGCGGGATAAGTCGATACCGATAAACACTTCTCGACCTTTTGGATTAAATGTCTCATCCGATTTACAAGCCAGCCAATCTTGATGTTTGATGTAGCCATCTTCCCCGGCATTTTGCCAGACGTTGAAGTTCTTCACCATGATTTTATTCAAGTCATTTTTTTGATTCCCTTCATCCAGACGTTTTCTCAAGTTCCGTTTGATTATTTCACTTTGAGACGGCACATCCAGCAGTGGATTGGACTTCACCCACATCGATTCATTATGAACTTCCTTCTCATTGTCTTGTTCAGCGATAAAGGCAAAATAATTATCATTCAGCTCATCATTCATCAGCACCCGTCTTAGATATTGATATTCCTTGTACATCGGACCATTTAAATGAAAGCCGGCAGTTGAAATGATAATTGTCAATGGATTCAATAACTGTATCTGTCCGGATTCCAGAACCTCCATCATCTTGTCATCCTTCGCCTCGTGGTACTCATCCAAAATTCCGACATACGGTTCAAAACCATCAAGTGATGACGTATCTTTCGATAAAGGCTTCACCATCGATTCATCTTCCAGATTGTAAATCTCGAATCGGGACTCAGTCACTTTTGCCATCTTTTTCAACCAATCGGAATCCTTCTGGATTGCCACCAATTGTTTTTTCACCATCCCCCATACAATGCGAGCCTGATCCTTCGCATTCGCAGCAGCGTATATCTGTCTGCCGTATTTTGGATTTTTACCAAAAATGAACTCGTAAAGCGCGATGCCACTAACGAGTAGTGACTTGCCGCCTTTACGAGCCATCGAGATGTATGCTTTTTGATACCGCCGATTACCGAATTGATCCAGCCATCCGTATAAGCTGCCGACGATAAATTTTTGGAAGGGTGCCAGTTTATTGGGCTCGCCCGTTTTCGGGTCCGGTAGCATTTCGATAAATTGAATGACTTTATTCGCACGTTTGATATGCCACTCATATTTATCATGATTCTTAATATCCCGCAGATGCTTTTCACACTGTTTCTTCACCAACATTGATGTCACGATGTCCCCACGCACGACTTTTTTCGCATAATCGGTCGTATGGTCAATCATCACGCATCATCTCCTTGAACGGGTCGGGCTTCTGCTCTTCCTTCTTCGGTGTGAATGTTTTCAACCGGCTGTCAATTGTCATGCCCAGCTTCGGCGCGACGGAATTGATCACTTTGAACGCCTCACGTTTAATGACGTGATTCTGATTTAATTTAGTGCCGTGCGCCGTTTCGATAATGTCCGGCTCTTCCTTCAATCGTTCAGAAGCTTTCACCATGTCCGAATATGCCGAACAGTATGAGTTTACAAGGCTGTAATCCAAACTGGCGACCGGCAATTCTTTAAGCAACGGCACGATCCGTTTATATTCTTTCTTCGCCTCATCATCCAACCAATTCGGCGGAGTGACGTCAATGGGAGTCAGGTTGTAAAGTTCCTCTTCCGAGGCCTTGCGACTCTCCTGCTGCGCCGTTGTATAGTTGCCTGTAGTGTTTCCGCTGAGTTTCCTCGTCCTTCCCACAATATCAACTCCTTTCTGAAAAGTTTGTGAAATTTGTCATTATTTTTAGAGATTTTATGTCACACAAGAGCAGCGTCGGTTATTTTGTGAAATAATTCACGGGGTCAAATCAGCTCGGGGGCTTCATGACTCCTGCTTCCTTCTCTCTGCTTCCTGTCTGGTCTTCCTGTTGTGACACTCATGGCATAAACTCTGTAGATTGTCCATGTCGTAAGCCTTGCTTATGTCATCTCTGAGTTCAACTATATGATCTGCAACTTCAGCTGTTCGGTATCGTCCTTCTTTTAAGCATGCCAGACACATATAATCGTCCCTCAGTAGTACTTGCCTTCTTAATTTACGCCACCTTGTTGAGTGATATATCTCCCTATACTGCTTATCCTCTCGATTCCTGACGGTATCATACCTGTGATGTTTCTCCCGCCGCATATGCGTATGTTGCGCACAGTAGTCCACATCGAATGGTATGAGTGTAAAGCATGATGGTTTATTACATTGTTTGACTGGTTTCATGTCCTGTTGCCTCCCACATACAACGAATCAATGTATTCCTGTCGTTTATCCATGACTGTTTGAATGACTGTCGCTGGTATGTCTGTTGTGTTGTTGATGTGTTTTATC